TTATCCTACAACCTTCTGCAAGCGTATATGCTAAGAACCGTCTTGATGATAGGAAGGGGTGTAAGGTAGATGAGCTTTTCGCTCAGGGATTACCAGAAGGAACTGATAATTGACATTATCAAATCCATGAAGGCAGGCAATCGTAAAATCATGGTACAGTCACCACCACGTTCAGGAAAAACAGTCGTGATGTCTTTCATAGCTAAAAATGCAACTGATAAAAATAAAAAAGTTCTATTTTTTAGCCATAGAAAAGAAATCAATGAGCAAGTCCACGAAATATTCACCCGTGGAGGAGTGAACCTAGACAACGTTATTATCGGAACGGTTGGAAGTATTGTACGTAGATTGAATAAACTGCCTGAGGTAGATGTAATCCTTGTAGATGAAGCTCACCACATTAAAGCAAAACAATATCAGACAATTTTAAATCACTTCACAAATGCAACTCAATTGTTTTTTACAGGAACTCCAATCCGATTGGATGGCTCTGGATTTCATGATCTAGCAGATGATTTAGTCGTAGGAAAGTCAATCCGTTGGTTACAAGAACACGGGAATATATCTGAGTTTGATTACTATTCAGTAAACCTACTGGATATGGCTAAACTTAAAAAACGCTCTGGAGAATTTACTAACCACTCAGTCGATGAAGCACTTGATTTTAAGACAGAATACGGTGATTATATCGACCACTACGAACGATTAGCAAAAGGAAAACAAGCTATCGTATACACCCATAGCGTAGAATACGCTGAGAGGGTCGCTAAGCGATTTTCTGAGGAAGGCTACCAATCAGGTGTAGTCAGTGGAAAAACTCCACAGAGCGAACGTGAAAGCCTTATGCAAGCATTTAGAGATGGTCAATTAACTATTATGGTTAATGTCAATCTGTTTACAGAAGGTATTGACTTACCAAATGTGGATGTTTGTATTATGTTACGACCTACTGCATCACTTTCCTTATATCTTCAATTTGCTATGAGGGCATTAAATCCAAGAGATGGCAAGCGTGCAATTTTAATTGATCACGTAGGTAATCATATTAGACATGGCTTACCAAACGATGATAGAGATTGGACACTTGATGGTGCAAAGAAAACAAAGAAAACATCTGAGAGGTCAACAGTAACTTGTGAAGAATGTTTCGCAACATTTTGGAGAGACCAATTAGAAGACGGTTGTTGTCCTTATTGCAATGCAGAAGTGATTAAGAAGAAAACGATTGAGGATATTGAACGTGAGAAATCAGATGTTCAATTAGAAAAAATCAATCA